GTGCATACCGGCAAGGACGTGGCGGTGTGCAAGGAGATGCAGCGGCGGGCACGGTTGTGGGCGCGGGCACGGCCGAGGCAGTTCCATGTGCGGGAGGTGAACGGGCAGGAGGAGATCGAGTTCACGGCTGACGGGTCGCGGTGGATGGTGCGGGCGAAGGAGGCGGTGTACGGCTATTCGGCGTCGATGGCGGTGGCGGATGAGGCGTGGAAGGTGGCGTCGTCGACGATCGAGGAGGGGCTGGTGCCGACGATGGTGGAGCGGGTCCAGTCGCAGTTGGTGTTGGTGACGACGTCGCATCGGCGGATGACCCGGCTGGTGTTGGATCGCCGCCAGTCGTGCCTCGGCCAGTTGGATGTGCCGTCGGTCGATCTGTTCTGTGAGTGGTCGGCGCCGCGTGATGCGCCGTTGGATGATCCGGTGACGTGGCGGTTGGCGTCGCCGCATTGGTCGCCGAAGCGTGAGCGGCTGGTGGCGCGGGCGTATGAGCGGGCGTTGGCCGGCGATTCGGATGATCCGGATGAGCCGGACCCGATCGAGTCGTTCCGGTCGCAGTGGTTGAACCAGGCGCCGTTGAAGGCGTTCGTCGGGAAGGGTGAGCCGTTGGTGGATGCGGCGGTGTGGGCGCGGTTGGGTGGCCGTCGTCTGGTGACGGATGGCGGGTGGTGCGCGGTGGCGGATAATGCGGGGCAGGGGGCGGCGGTGGCGTATGTGGCGTCGGATGGTGACCGGTTCGAGGTGGATGGCGAGGTGTGCGGGTCGTGGTCGGATGCGATGCGGCAGGCGGCCCGGTTTGTGGGTGGGGATTTTGGGCGGCGTTTGGTGTTGGGGGATGTGTTGCGTGAGCAGCCGCCGGCGGATTTTCCGGGGCGTCGTCTGATTGTGCGGATGGGGTCGGTGGAGGCGCGGCGGGGGTTGGCGTTGTTGCGGGCGTTGGTGGGGGAGGGTCGTCTGGTGCATGACGTGACGCCGGATTTGGATGTGCAGGTGGAGGCGGCGCGGGTGCGGCTGGTGGATGGCGGGTTGTCGTTGGTGCCGGGTGGCCGGTCGGATTTGTTGCGGGCGTCGTTGTGGGCGTTGTGGGCGGCGCAGACGCCGGTGTTGGTGCCGTCGATTCACTGATCCGCGCTTGTTGCATTTGCAACGTGTTACGTTGTGGGGTCGGTGAGCAAATCCAAGCGGCCGGTTGAGTCGCGGGCGTTGGCGCCGCGTGACATTCCGAACGGGAATCCGTCGTCTACGCCGCCGACTGTCGGCCCGGACGATTACACGCCGGGCGACCCGGACGGTGTCGTCATCACCGATGACGGCGGGTCCGCAGCGATACCGCCGTCGCTGCGGACGCAGCCGTGGGATGGCTGGCCGGCCGAGTGGGCGACACCGGCGTGGTTTGGGCGTTGGCAGGATTTGACGGATACGGCGTGGGCGTGTCTGGACAAGAACTCGGGTGTGGTGGGGACGATGCCGCCGTACCTCGTCGGTGCCGCCAGCTCGTTGGATGCGGCGTGGTTGACGAACCCTGACCCGAACGTGTACGGCGGCTGGCCGGACTTCGCCCGTCAACTGTTCTGGGACTACCAGGCGGTCGGTGAGGCGTTCATCGTTGTGACGTCGCGGTACTCGACGGGGTGGCCGGCACGGTTCCATGTGTTGGAGCCGTGGGCGGTGAACGTGGAGACGGACGTGGACGGTATGCGCCGCTACTCGGTCGGTGGCGAGGTGATCCCGCGGGACGACCCGGACGTGTCGCCGCTGTTCCGTCCGACCCCGGCGATTGTGCATCTGCGTTATCAGGGGACGGCGTCGGAGGCGCACGGGCATGGCCCGTTGGAGGCGGGCCGGTCCCGGTTGGTGGCGGCGGGGGTGTTGGCGCGGTATGCGACGAATCTGGCGGCGTCGGGTGGCATCCCGCATTCGGTGTTGAAGTTTCCGGGTCGGTTGACGGATAAGCAGGCGGCGAAGTTGCAGGCGGATTGGGTGGCGGCGCGGATGTCGTCGATCGGCCTGCCGGCGGTGTTGTCGGACGGGATCGAGTTGGAGGTGACGCAGTTGTCACCGGAGCAGATGGCGCTCGTCGACTTGTCGCGGTGGAACGAGTCGCGCATCGCTGTCCTGTTGGGGGTGCCGCCGTTCCTCGTCGGTCTGCCGTCCGGCGGGGATGCGATGACGTACAGCAACGTCAACGCGTTGTTCATGCATCACTGGCAGGCCGGGTTGAAGCCGATGGTGGCGCGGGTGATGGCGGCGTTGTCGGGGTGTCTGTTGCCGGCCGGGACGGTCGTCGAGTTGAACCGTGACGAGTACATCCAGGCCGGTGTCGCTGAGCGGGTGCAGGCGTGGGCGACGCTCGTGTCGATCGGGGCGATGTCACCGGAACAGGTCGCCGAGAAGGAACGCACGACGCCCGCCTTGGTGGCGCCGACGCCGACGCTTACGTCAGGGGTGATGCAATGACCGTGACCGACAATGACTTCGCCGCCGATCAGGTGACGCCGGACAAGTTGGGGCGGGTGGCGTTCCGGTCGGCGGAGACGGTCGACGTGTCGTTCCCGGATCGGACGGTGGAGGTGATCGCGGTGCCGTACGACGAGGAGGCGATCGTGCCGGTCGATGGCCGCATCGTCGCCGAGTCGTTCGCTCCGGGCGCGTTCGCCGGGATCGAACGCCGTGCGAACCGGGTGCGGGTGAACCGTGAGCATGAGCGGCTGTACACGTGCGGGCAGGTGCGGTCGTTCCACCCGACGCGCTCCGAGGGGTTGGTCGCGAAGATGTTCATGTTCCGCACCCCGCTCGGCGAGGAGACATTGCAGCTCGCCGCCGAAGGGGCGTTGGATGCGTCGGTGGCGTTCGCCCCGTTCGTCGGGCATGAGGGCTGGTCGCCGGACAAGCGCAGCCGCCGGATTACGAAGGCGTGGTTGGCGCACATCGCCATGACGTCCGAGCCGGCCTACGAGGGGGCGCAGGTGTTGTCGGTCCGGAACGGGCAGATCGTCGGCGAGATCGAAGCGGTCGGCACCCCGAACCTGGACGCCTGGCGCGACATGACGCTGGAGGCGCAGTACGCCGCACGCTGGACTCGTTGACTGCGTTACACCGATGTGATTTAGTTGCGTTCGACATAAGTGCTGATTGCCTACCGGCGCCTTAAGGACTGGGTCTGGTGCCGCTGCAGGGGTGACCCGCACATGAGAAACCACCTCATGTGATTGGAGTTCCCCCATGCATACCGCCGCTGACGACATGCTGGCCGACAAGGCCGCCGAAGTCGAAGACCGCGATTCGTTCATCAACCAGATCGTCGAGACCGCCCGCACCGAGGGCCGTGACCTCGACCCGAAGGAGATGGAGCTGATCACCCGTTCGAAGGATCGGCTCGCTGTGCTCCGCGCCCAGATGGAACCGATCGCCGAGGCGTCTCGGATCGCCACCGAATCGCGTGAGCGTCTCGCTCAGATCAACGCCGAGTCGGCTGCCAGGCGGACTCCGGCGGCGTCGATGCCGACCCCCGAGTACCGCTCGGCCGGCGCATACATCTGCGATCTCTGGCAGGCCGGCATCGGTCAGGTCGCGGCGAAGGAACGCATCGGGCTGTACCTGCGTGCCGCCGCCCACCAGACGACCGCCGACAACCTCGGCATCATCCCGGTGCCCGTCGTCGGCCCGGTCCTCAACCTCGTCGACGCCACCCGGCCGATCGTGTCGTTCCTCGGACCAATGGACATCCCGGCGCCGTCGTTCAAACTGCCGAAGGTCACCCAGCACACGTCGGTGGCGGCACAGTCGGCTGAGAAGGCCGAGCTCGCCTCACAGAAGATGCTGATCTCCAGCGACACGATCACGATGAACACGTACGGCGGCTACCTCAACGTGTCCCGCCAGGACATCGACTTCTCGCTGCCTCAGATCATGGACATCGTGGTCGCCGACCTCGCCGCCCAGTACGCCATCACCACCGAAACGGTGACCGGCACCGTCATCAAGGCGGGGGCGACGGCGCAGACGCCGGTGCTGTCGACGTCGTCGACGGCGGCCGAGGTGAACGCCGCGATCTGGAAGGCGGTGTCGACGATCTATGGGTCGATGAAGGGCGCCGGTCGCACGTTCATCGCCTGCGCCCCGGACACGATGGTGATCCTCGGGCAGCTGTTCCCGTCGGTGAACCCGCAGAACGCCAACTCGACCGGCTTCCAGGCCGGCGATCTCGCCCAGGGCGGGCAGGGGTCCATCTCTGGCATCCCGGTCGTCATGTCGGCGGGGCTGGCGTCGGGGACGATCCTGATGATCAACACGGCGGCGGCGAAGGTGTTCGAACAACGCATCGGGCAACTCCAGGTTGTGGAGCCGTCGGTCCTCGGTGTGCAGGTCGCCTACGCCGGCTACTTCCAGGCGGCGGTGCAGACCGCTGCCGGTGTCATCAAGTTGACGACCTGATGGCAGCCAAGGCCGCCGCCGAACCGCAGGTTGAACACCCCAACGGTGACGTGATCGACGACCCGTGCGTCAACGGGTTCGTCGTCGGTGTCGACCTCGTGTCCGGGGCCGGGAATGTGCCCGACCCCGAACCCGAACCTGAACCCGAACCGCCAGATCCTGAGGAGCCGACACCGTGAGCGACGAACCTGTCACCCCTGAGCCGGTCGACCCGGACGAACCCGACGACGACGGCGACGGCGACGAGTGACGTCGACGTCGTACGACTGGCTTCCGGCGGCGCCGGACGACGCCGCGTGGTGGGACTCGGCCACCACGCGGGACGCCGTCCTACACCGCCTCCGGCTCCAGTCGGGCGACATCGACGACACCCGCGTCTCGGCTCTGATTCCGGCCGCCGGGTTCTGGATCAACGACTTCCTCGACCGTTGCGACGCGGCGCCGGGTCCACCCCCCAACCCGTTGCTGCAAGAGGCGTTGATCATCGCCACGATCAACCTGTACAACAACCAGCAGACCAGCGGCACCTCGACGTCGGACTTCTCGGCGATGGGGGTCATCAGTCCCGCCGTCATCGACCCCATCGGCGAGGTGCGGTTGATGCTGATGCCGTTCAAAGAACGGTTCGGTGTCGCATGAACGCACTCACCGATGCCCGCAACCTGTTGGTCGCCGCCGCCGAGGCGGTCCTACCGGGCCGGGTCAACGGGTACGGCACGACCCGCATTCAACGCGGTGTCGCCCCGTACGTCTGGCTGGAGTCGCCCAGAATGGACCCGGAGACGATCGGCACGTCGTCGACGATGTGGGCGGCGGTGTTCCCGGTGCGGGTCATCGTGGACGGCGCCACCCATGCCGCCGTCGCCGAACTCGACGAGTTGACGGCGAAGCTCGTCGACGCGTTCGAAGCGACTCGTGCCGTGCAGGTGCGTCACGTCGAACCGGGCGACGTGTTCATCGACTCCACCCATGTCCTGCGCGGCGCCACCCTCGATGTGGCGGTGACGATCACGGCCCGCACGTTCTGCCCCCCCCCCCCCGTCGCGGCCGTCGTGCCGCCAGAACCCGCACTCGTCTAAGGAGCAACCACCATGGCATCGGCCGCAATCCTTCAAATCCAGGAGGGCGAGTTCGCTTTGGCCCTCGTCGATACCT